AGATATTTATTTCCACTGTTGATAATGTAAACATCAACTTCAATTGTAGAAGTTAAAATATTACATAATCTAATTCCAATAACTGCGTCATAATTAGCTCCAGTGACAAGAGTTACTGGTCCTGTTCCGACGGCTGATTGTAAATTGTTTCTAAAGTTTTGTGCCATATTTTTTTCCTATTTATAACGCCACCGCCATTGCTAGTGCAAAGCCAGCTGACGCTGCTCCTACTGGTGTACCTGAAGCATCCAAGTAAACCGATTTTTCTGCAGGCATTGTACAAAATACATCTTTAGTTGTACTACTCCCAAAATTTATTTTAGCCGTACTCCCTAAAGAATTATTTAAAACTTCAGTTCGTGCAAGAGTATCAGGTGTTGCATCAGTTACTGTACCACGCCCAACTTCCCAATTTGCTGTCCCTTGTTCATAAATAGCATAGTAAGTAGTATTAGTATCTCCAATACCATCTACAAAACTTACAAAACCCATAGACACACCGTCGAGATCGAATGTTCCTGTCCCCGACGTTGTACTAGTTTCTTTTACTCTGTCATTTAATACTAAAGCCATTAACTACTCCTATGGATTTCCAGTTATACTTAATAAAGCTCCAGATCCTGAAGGTGCTCCTGCTGTTGCACTTGGGAAAGTAACTTTAAAATCACCAGACGTAGAAGTAATGTTAGCACCAAAATCTAAAATTGCTACTAGATATTGAAGTCCCGTTGTTCCACCAGGTGCTACATATTTATATAACACTCCAGTTCTTGCTGTGATTGTAGAAGTTGTCCATGTAGGATCAGTTGTAAAATCTACTGTTGTATAATCTCCTGTTTGTGCCACTACTCCTTGACCACAAGTTTTTCCATCTGTTGTATAGTTAGTTCCAACTGTACCGACTTGATCAGCATCAGCAGAGGAATAAACTGTAGAACTTGCAGTGTAAGGTGTAGCAGAAGTAAACAAAGCGAGATAATACGAGTTTAAAACAGTTAGATCATGTTGTCCTTTTAGGATCCCTTGTTTAAAAGCATAAGGTACTACATTTGCCATATTTTTTTCTCCTTAATTAATTTGTTCCGTAACTTGATGGCGATTTAGATTTTAATTGTTGACGAACCATGCCATCTTCGTATTCGTCTCTGCGTCTATAACCGATTTGCTCAGTTGCGTACGTTGTAAGAGCATTTTCGTATTGCCCTTGGTAGTATTGTATCATATCTTGTGGACCTTTCAAGTATCCATATGTATTTACCAAACATCCATACAAAAGTAAATCCTGATATTTATTAGATAAATAAGTTCCTAAAGTAGCATAACTTATTGGAGTTGTTTCTGTAATACTTGGAGCTTCTTTATTATAAGCCAATGTTATAGCATATGTCTGATTAGGAGTCGGTGCCACCACCCAATATTCTTCGTCCCAATTACCATAATATTTAGGAATATCCACAGCTGCCGTTCCAGGTGTAGAATAATATTCCGCCATAAAACTAGGATCTCTTTGTTCTAAAAAAAATTGATTACCTGCTGTATCTTGAAGTTGAACATAATTAATAGATCTTAAATCTTGAGGAATTGTTACATATCTATTTCCCACAATTAAAGTAGAGGTTGCGTAGTGAGCATTTTGATCTGTAGGTATTGCTCTTAAAATTTGATTTTCTGTATTTTTAATAATATTTGCTAAAAGAGCATCCGTTAAAACTGTATCGGATACTTCTGTGTAGTCTCTAATATCTGTTCTTAGATTTGATAAAGTGTAAGCCATCTTATATTCCCTCCAATGTTACGGGTCCTGCTGAACAATTTTGTCCACCCCCAAAAACATCTGTTGTTGTTGCGGTGTCGGTACTTTGAAAATAAAAATAACTAATAGGATTAGTTAAAGAATCTGAGGTTGTAGCTCCAGTTACATTTCCTGCTGAATCTATTCTTCCCAATAAAATTGTAAAACCAGTTGCTGAATCTATATCTGTTACCCCACTTATATTTGGAATAGGTGCAAATTGTTGAAGGTTAAGAGCATCGGGGCCACCGGATCCTACAGTTGTTACTTGTGCAGGTCCTCTTAATCTAACTGTGCTTCCCGCTGTTCTTTGATGATCTACTGAATAAACATTAACATAAGTATTCACACCATACTTAACAACTTCAAAAGGATTATTAGTTAATAAAATTAATTGTGATGTAGCTGCTTGTTCTACTCTTGGATTCTGTAAAGCTTGTGGATCATTACCTACTGGTTTAGGTTCAAGTTGTGGTTGCTTTGGTTCATACTCTGAGTAATGAACTAAAGATCCATTCCATTCTCTAACCATTTCAGTATAGGGAAATCTCATTCCTGATCTATCAGAAATTGCTAGTGCTTGTTTACCTCTTGCAAAAACTCCCATTATGACATTACTCCATCTCCGTAAAATGTTTGAGGAGAAATAAATGTAGATGTACCTTGGTTGTCGGCATCTAATGCTCTTAACATTTCACTTTCATAAATTCTCTCAAGATCTAAAGTTCTTTCAGGAGAAAATTTCATACTTAAATAATATGCAAGACCTGACATCATGCATGGATAAAATCTATTTACTACATCAGAAACATTTGTATATGCTCCTGGATTTTCTATTTTAGATAAATAATAAAAACAAAATTGAAAACTACTTGGTGTAGTTGTACTCGATACACTTGAACTTGGTGTAGCATATAAATAAATACTTGGATTAATTTTTCTTTCTACATAAAATTGAGAAGGAGTTCCTTTTGTTAATTTATTAGGTGTTGCATTATATTGTGATCTACTAATTTGAGTTAATGCAATATCTTGAGGTGCAGTTGTAGTAGAATTGTTTCTATAAAAAGCTTCTAACATATCACCCATATCACTAGGAAAATTAATAGAATCTGTTGCAAAACTATATTCTGCTTGACCTTCTATTAAAGGTACTTTAGCTAATTTTACTTTCCATAAATGCACCCCTCTATTTTCCCATTCTTGAAACATTATATTTAAAGAACGTCTTGCAGATCTTAATTGATAACCTGTTCTAGTTCCTCTAATATTTGTTCTTTCAAAAGCTTCTTCAATAATATCATCTATTGCTGGATTAAATTTATTAGATACTCCAGAAGATTGAGTAATTGTAGGTGCCGAACCACCCATGCCTGCATGAGCTGTACAATAATAAAATAATGGAGGTACTGTTTGATCCGCAGTTGTAGTTGTATTTCCTACAATAATTGTAGTTTTTGAACCTGCGTTTCCAGATACTCCTGTAGTAGTTACACCAGTTGTGTAAGCTCCCGCTGGAGAATTATTTGGATTTGTAGAAAATGCAAAAATGTGAGTAAGGTTAGTACTAGCCGAAGTGTCGAAGATATAAGTATTACCTTCTTGTAATTGAATAGTCGGGCTAACCGTACCATTAATATAGTACTTACTTCCTGTACCATATTGGTTAGTACCAGTTGCAACCGTAACTGTATAAGTAATAGTCGCCATGTAAATTTCTATGCACCCGTAATCGTTACTGTAACGCTTCCAGTTGCTCCTGTTAAGTTATAAACAAGTCCACTTTTAAATAAAATACCAGAGCCAGGAATGTAAAGTTGCATTCCCTCCGTACCATATTGGTATTCAGCTTTTGCAGTTCCAGGTGTAGATGCATCTGCAGAATCATAAAATTTAATTATTGATCCCGCAATACCTTCACCTTGAATAGAAGTAATTCTTATTCTTCCTGTGTGTGCAAGAGTATCAGCTCCGACTGTAGTCATATTTAGGGTTGTTTGGTCACTTGTAAAAGTACTTCCGCCTGACATATATATTCTCCTATTAAGTTATGTGGTCCCGAAGGACCACATAAAGATTGATTGTTTATCTATTAAGACTCTTTAGCCCAAACTCCTTGAGCTTCAACTACTGTCCAAAAGTCAGTAGAATTTAAAGAGGCAATTTTAATAAAATCTCCAACTTTAGATGTTGCTTGTGTATTAATAACATCTTTGTTGTCAGTTAAAGATCCCGCATACAAAATACCATCAGCAGCAGCAGGACTGATAGTCAAATTGTTCATACCGTCTGCTCCTGTGTTAATAAATGTAACTGTATTTCCAATTGCAATTGCTGGTAGTGTAAATACTACATCTTTAGTGTTTGATAAAAAAGTTTTTCCTGAATCGCCATTAGCAATAACGACAGTGTAGTTTGTGTCCTTCTGTTCGATATTATATCCAGTTAAACCTGCTTCGTTTTTCTTCCCTTGTAAAATAGGGCCTCTAAACAATGTTGATGCCATAATTATATCCTCCTAGTTATCGAATACTGTCTCTAGGCCGTCGACTATACTCGTCAGTATTCTAAATTAATTGTATAGTACGTTGTTTATATATGATTTTTTAGTAGAGTGCAAGAGAGCTTGCAGTGCGGAGTGAATTTTCCAACGATGTAGCTTTTGATTAAGTAGCTACAGAAACTTGTGGAGCGGCATTAATAATTGCATTTTCTCTATCTGCAA